ACATCATATAGTCTCATTTTTGCTCTATCAACACCTATAATAAATGCACGATTCATTGAAGGGTCATTATATCTGTTTTTCAATTGTTTTACTTTCATTTGACCTAGAGCTTCTAATTCTTCATTAGACATTAGAGCAAACATAAAGTCAGCAGTAGCAGGTAAACCAAACGATTCTGATGTGTCTTCTAAACCAATATCTGTTGATACAAAACCACTTCTTGTAGTTTGAGTAGCAGAGAAGATAGGTAAATCAAATTCAACTGCAAGTCCTCTTAATTCCTCTGCAATTGCCTTGATGTAGAAATATGATGAGATATTTCCACCCTTGAATCTGCTACTCGCACATATGTTGAGGTAATCAACAAATACTATATCTGGTTTAAAAGTTTTCTTTAATGATAATTCATTTAGTAATGCTCTGAAATGTCCACTATGAGCAGAAGCTGTAGGATATTCTTTGATAATTAAATGACCTGATGTTTTACTATTTAACTTTTTCATTTTATTATCATATAAATCTTTTGGCATGGTATGTAAATCATCTATTGTTACATCCATTAAGTTAGCGTCAATTCTTTCTGCAATTCTTTCTTCTGCCATTTCAAGAGTAATATATAAAACATTTTTACCTTGTGTTAAGAATGATGAAGCACAATGACACATGAATAAAGATTTACCAACGCCGGTGCCTGCAAGTGCAATGTTTAAAGTTTTACTTGGGACACCGCCTTTGGTGATACGATTAAAATAATTTAAATCAAACTTAAATCTTTTTTCTTTTCTATGATAGTATTCAAATCTGGCGTCAGCGTCTTCTATGTAATCATGACCAACATGATTGTCAAAAGATACTGCAAGGGCTTCTGCAAGAATACTTGGTATTGCTTCTGGTGTTTTTTGTTTGTCTTTGCCATCAAGAATTTTAATACCATCTAATACAGCATTGTGTACTGCACGGTCTTTACAAAACTTTTCTGTTGTATCAAACAACCATTGTAAATCATCTTCTTGTGGATTTAAGGTCTTTACAACTTCTTTAATTTCTTTTAGTTCATCTTCTGTTATGTCTTTTCTTTGACCAAGTTCTATAAGAATAGATTCTTTTGTTGGTAAGTTTTTATATTTGTTAACAAAACTTTCTACTTCAGAAAATAATATAGCTTCATCTCTTTTATTAAAAAATTGAGATTTTATAAAAGGTAAAGCCTTTCTTGTAAAGTCTTCATTGAAGAATAGATTACGAAGTATCGTTGTCTCTATTCTTTCTGAATTATTTAAGGTCAAGTTTTCCATCTTTAATTTGTTTCTCTAAAAGTTCTACACATATATCTCCAATAAAATTTACAAATTCATCAGTAGTAGTATCAATATTATTAGGATTCTTAACTACTGTGTAATCAAATTTCATTGCCAGTTCACCTTTGTCATTTTCTTCTTTAGCAAAACCTACTGAACCAAAATCAAAAATAACATCTTTAAATCTTTCATCTACAATCTTTATAGATGAGTGGTCTGCACCATCTTTTTGTGCAAACACATACTTATTCTTCGCCATAACTAAATTTCTTTTTCACATATTCATTAACTTTATCTAACATATCTTTTGTGAAATATTTTTCAGGTTCACTATTGATAGTTTTTGCATACTGTTTACTACCATCTGGCAATTCAATACGAGTAGATACTTTTTTAATAACACCAGCCTCTTCAGCTAAATCTAATATACCATAAAACTTATCAAGACCATGTTTATATGTTAATCTTACATCTACTTGTGCATTTTCTTTTGTGATTCTTGATTTGTAATTTTTACAATGTATAATATTACCAATTACTTCTGTACCATCTTTTTCTTTTTTCTTACCAAGATAGACAATACTTGAAGCTGCATATTTAAGACCAGAACCACCACCCATTTCTTTTTGTGGGAACATAGAACCAATGACATCATATGTATGATTAGTCATAATCATTGGCACATTTGCCTGACCTAGTTTTAAAGTTAAAACTCTAAATGCTGATTTAACAATTTGACTTCTAGTCATGTCTCTTGTTTCTTTACCTTCTGCTGTATCTTCCATTTCTTTTGTGGTTGATAACATACCAAGAGAATCAAGAACAAACATTAAAGGTTGTCTATTGTCTTTATCTTGTTCTAAGTATTTGTCTAGTATTCTAATTGATTGTGTTCTAAACTCTTGTACTGTAGCAACAGGTACTACTACAACTCTGCTAGCATCCATACCTCTACCTTCTACCATTTCTCTTGATATAGCATTTTCAGATTCAAAATAAACAACACCAGCATTTGGGTCTTTATCTAAGAAACTTTTACATATGCCTAATGCAAAGAAAGTTTTACCTGTAGCAGCTTCACCTGCTATTGCTGTGATACGATTACCAGGAAGGCCACCGTAAATATCGCCTGATAGTAATGCATTGAAGGTGTACGAACCTGTGTCAATGAAACTATCTATATCTGCACCAGCAACACCATCACTTACAAGTGTGGCATACTCATTGCCGGTTTGTTTTATAACATCTTTTAAAAAGTCATTCATAATTAATTACCTCAATATAAAAATGATTATACACCATTTATCTAATGATGTCAATGTTGGTTTGGTTTGTCCAGACTTCTATTTCTGTTCTCAGTCTGTTGTCTGATTTTAGACTTTCATATCTTTTGGTGGCTTTCTTTTTCCACCATTTGATAAGTTCTTCAACTTCATATCTATCGTAATTTTCTTCTTTGATGATTTCATCAGTTTTACCATTTACGATATCTATGTAGTTTTTGATACCATAGTTAGACACATAATACCTTTTTCTTTCTGTAAGTTTTTTAGCATCCTCTATAGTGTTTCTAAAATTCTCTAAATCTGTTCCATCTAAAGACCTTTTTACTAAGCCTTGTATTGCTGACATTAGTTTTAACTTCTTACTTGAAGCGTCTCTTGGTACTAATTCACCAACTCTATTCTCAATATACTCAACAAGTTTTGCCCATTTATCACCGTGCATTAATGGTACAAAATCACTATCACTTAAACCTCTATTCTTTAGAAAAGGTTTCATACCATCATATTGACTTGTTGATTTACTACTACCATATAAACTTGTTGTTTCAAAATAAACTAAATTCATATCATATTTTTCATTCATTCTTTCTCTAACCCAATGACTGCAACATAAAGCTGCCAATAATTTACCACCTAGATAATTAAAACCAAAAGGTTGTGCTGGCACAATGACAAAACCCATAATTGCTGTTTTGTTAAATGATGATAATTCAGGAACATTTCCTAATAAATCATTTCTAGGTTTCATGTTAATTACAGGAGAAGCAAGTCTAATAAAACCTAACCATTTACCTGTATTTGTTTCTTTAATACCTAATTTTAAATTTTTACCAGGCACACTTGTCATATTTGTATGACTTGAAATTATATTTAAACACGAATCAAATGTTTTATTATCTGGTTCTAATATCTCAAAATCCATATCTTCAGGAGACATGGTGAAATCTGAAAATAAATCTGTTTCAAAACCCATACCAGGTAGAGCAGTAGGCATATGTTTTATTTGTTCAAGTTTTTGTTCTAACATATACTCATCAACTCTATTAAAGTTTTTGAAATAATCAGATATAACATTTGCACAATGTAGTGCTTCTTTTCTTTCTAATGTTTTCATCCGAAAAAACTCTCCAAACTAGCTTGTTCTTCAGCATTCCAATTAATGGTTTCTAATATAAATTCCATAGGTGCCAAGAATGTTTTTTGAAATTGCACTTCATAATCTACAAATTTATTTAGATTAAATTCTGGTGGTAATTTTGTAACATAACTAATCACATCAAATTTAAATGGGTTTGCTTCAACAAGTTTTACAAATTTAATCTTATCACCTTCTTGAATATAAGGATACTTGTTTTGTAATTTAAACTTTTGAATATTATGATTATATATCAATGCACCCTTTACATGTATTGGTGTACCTTTTTTAAATATGTTTGCTGAATCTCTATACTTTCTTAAATTATTACAAGACCTAGGAAAAGATATTTGTTCAGGTATCATATTATAAAAATCTTTTCTAAAATCTTTAATATAATTTTGTAGTTCTGTTTCATCTTTTGACATTATAATATTAATAGCTTCTTTAATTCTACTTCTACAAACTTGTGGTGTTGAAGATTTAACGGCTTCGATACCCATAAGTTTTAGTTTAGGTTTTGATAGTCTGACACCCTCATCATCTAAAACATTTAACATATATCTTTTCTTTGCAACCCATATACCTTTGTTTGCAATAACTTCTCTTTTCATTACCATACAATTTTTAAATGCATTAGTATAATCAGATAGTTCATCAAAACATTTTTCTATATATGGTTCTAATTTGTTTATGCAAACCTTTTCTAGAAAATCAATAGTCTCTTGTGTTGATTTACCTTCACATGTTTTTTCTACTAACATACCCAAGTTTACATAGATAGAATCTGTATCAGAGGCAACAATATAATCTTTTTCGCCATGTGTTTGTAATACTTGATTTAGATACTCATTCATTTTGTTTTCTATAAATCTAATAATAAATTGACCAGCTGTTGTAATAGCACTTGCCTGTCTTACATCATAATATCTAAAGTATTGATTACCTACTGCACCATAAGCTGAGTTTAATGCAATCTTTCTTGCCCATTGTATATTATGACATCTAGAAATTTCTTTTACTAAATCAGGATTCTTTGTTTTCTCATATTCTTTTTTTGCTTTCAACATTCGTTTTTTATAGATAACACGCTCATTGTACATTGTCTCCATCATTTCAGGTAAAAACCCTTGATTATCACTTTTGAACATTGCACCGTTTGGTGTTATACATGCACCTTCTGTTTTTAAATGGCCCAATTTAGATTTACCATATAGAAAATTATTTACAGAAATACCATTTGATTTGACACCAATAATTTTTTCTGGTGATATATTATATTGTATAATGATATGTGGATATAGTGAGTTAATATCAAACGACACAACCCAATCATGCATACCTGTTATTGGTTCTTTTACATATGCACCTTCATATTTTGTTTCTTTTGCATGTTCTTCTCTTGGTGGTACACATATGTTTTTCTTTAACAAATGATTTGCAATCAATGTATCCCAAACTCTTACTTGTGAAAAGATATCATCATAATTAACTTTTGATTCATATGCAACAGTCAATGCTAAATCAATAAGACCTAACTTATCTTCTAGTTTATCTACAATCTCAACATCTTGTATGTTATAGTCTACAAACTTTTGAAAATCTTTTTCATAGAATTCTTTAAATGTATCGAATGGGTTTTCATTTTTATTTTCGCCAAGCTCAACTTCACCAATATGGTCTAGTTTATAACTTTCTTGTCTTGTTGGTATAAACCATTTATATAAATCTAGATAGTCTAACATAACAACACCAAACAATGTATAGACTGTTTGTGGTCGACCTCTTACAGATATTTCTTCTTGTCTGATAAGATTCCAAGGAGACATCTTGTTAGCAACTTTATCACCAGCTAACATTTTGATTCTATTCATCAAATATGGTAAATCAAAAAACTTTGTATTCCAACCTGTAACAACATCTGGATAGTTTGACTTCCAGAATTTAATAAATTCAAATAACAATTGATTTTCATCTTCACAATCAATGTATGTAACATCTTCTCTATCAGTATTGTATTGACCAACACCCCATGTTAGTATTTGTTTGTTAGATTGATTTTTAACTGTGATACAAATTATTTGTTCTTGTGGAT